TGTCCGGCTCGATCATCGGCATCGGCGGCGCCGTCCACTGCGCGCGCGGAAACGATGGCTCGCCGAGGAAGGCCGCTTCCATCGCCCAGTTCCAGGTTGGATCGCAGAACTGCGGCACGAGCAGGTGCCAGCGCCAGTCGTAGACGTTCTCGTAGTGCTCGATGCGGGCCATCCGCGCCGACGAGAAGTTCACGTTCGAGTAATCGCCCGTGTAGTCCTCGTACGACAGGCCGACGCCCTTCGCGTTCTTGCGGTCCTGGCTGGTGACGTAGCCGGCGTAATCGCTGACCGACGGCGGCTGCACGACTTCGACGCTCTTGCCGAGCGGCGCGTTGAGGATGGCTCCCGGCTGCAGCGTATCGGTCGCAGGGCTCGCCGCGTCGTCGGCCGTGCCCAGGGGTGCGGCGGTGCCGTCGGCGTCGTACATGACGACGGCGAGACAGGCGGCGATCTTCTGCTTCATCAGCTGCGCGTCCTCGTACTCGTTGAGGTCCTTGGCCGGCAGCAGCAGCGCGGCCAGCCACGTCGCGTACCGCACTTGGCCGGCGCGATCGGTGGATTCGCCGATGTGCAGGATCTCGCTCGCCGGCACGCGGCGCGAACTGCCGATCAGTGCGGAGGTCACCGTCGAGATCGCGGAGCCCGGATGTTCCGGGAACAGCCAGTAGGCGACGCGTCGGCCGAGCGCATCGAACTCGACGCCCTGCACGATGCGGTGGCCGTTGACCAGGCCGATCGTCTTGGAGGTGTCGAGGAAGTCCGCCTCGAGGACCTGCAGCTGCAGCGGAATCGGCAATCCGTCTTCGACACGGCGGGTGCGGCGCCGCACGAGGACCTCGCCGTCGCGTGCGGTCGAGCGCATCACGAGCTTCTGCAGTCCATAGATATTGTTCCGCCCGTTGGCGTCGCACGCCGTCGTCTCCGCCCAGGCCTTCCAGAGCTCGACGGCACGAGCACTCAGGGGCATCGGCTTCGGGACGATGCCCCAGCCGACCGTGTGGTTCGCGATCGTGCGGAGCGCCTGGCGCACCAGGCGATCGTTCCGCGCGAGATCGCGCGCGGCGTTGCGTAGATACGCGAGCGTGCTGCCCTGGTGGATCGCGTTGGCGTCGCCGGCGGACCGGTTCCAGCCCTGCGTCCGTCGGCCGACGGCCGCCCCTTCGTAGTGCCGCAGCAGCTGCGTCGTGGCGATCCGCGCGCGGGTGCGCGCGAGCTCGCGCTGCGGCGAGAGGAACCCGACCGCGCGATCGAGCCACGTAGGTTTCATGGCCATCGGTCAGACTCCCTTGGTGAACGCGGCGTAGCGCGTCCGGCTGGTGCTGACGTTCGTCGTCAGGTTGCGTTCCATGTAGGCGAGGAACTTCTTCGCCTCCTCGAGCGAGGCGAACGTCATCGACTGATCGCCGAACGTCACCTGCTGCGCGCCGCTGCGGTCGAGCAGCGCCGCCTTGAATGCATCGATCTGCGCTTGCGTATAGGTGATGGCCACTTACCTGTCTCCCTTCAACCAATTCGGGCGCGGCGGAATCCACCGGCCCTGCTGCGGCGCCTTCGCGGCCGCGAACCTGTCTGTCGTCGATGTCTGCTGCGTCGGTGCGGCTGGTCGCGGCGGCGCCGGCGGCGTGGTGACCGCGCGGCTGAGCGCGTCCCAGTCGCTGTCGCGGAACCGATCGAGCCCGTAGAGCGCGGCGGCCGCGCGGGCGTAAACGCGGCAATCGAGGTAGTGATTCTCCCGACCAGGAATGGGCTGCCACTCGAACCCCGTGCGAGTCTTCACGAGCTGCTCGCCGGTCAGCTGCTTGAAGTAGTCCTCACCGTGCTCGCGGAAGTGGCAGAAGCCGGGCGCGAGCGTCGCGCCCTCGGCCTGCTCTTCGCCCGTCGGCCGCCGCAGCCGCAGCCAGCCGTAGAGTTCGGTCTTCGCGAGGTCGCCGGCCACCGGCCACACCAGGCAGCCGCGCCGGATGCGTTTGCCGCTGACTTTGACGTCGACGGGCGTCGGGCTGCCGATGAGCGCGCGCCCGCCCGCCACGCCTTTCGTCGCGATGACGCGGTTCTTCGGATGCTGGCGCACCCAGCTGTAGACCGTCTGCGTCTGGTCGCCGGAGTCGACGGCGAGCATCGCGATCGACAGCTCGGCGCCGGATGCGGCGCGGTAGGTGCGCGTGAGAAAGTCGGTCAGGCGCAGCCACGGCGACGGCGCGTGCGGGCGGCCTCGCAGATCCGACGTATCCCCGGGGAGGATGCCGGCGTCGATCGACCACGACTGCTTGTCTCTGCCCCAGCCGACGACCTCGAACACGAGGCGATCGCGCTGCACGTCGACGCCGCAGGTGAGGAAGAGCACGCCCGCGGGGCACGTGCCCGGCGCGTAGTCCTCGCGGCGATCGTAGAGGCGCTCCCAGTCCGGCGCATCGCCGCGCTCCTGCCAGGTCTCGCCGAGTCCCGTGTTGACGAAGGTCTTCAGCTGCTCGACGCCGGCGGCATTCGCCGCGACGAACTCGGTGCACAGCTGTCCCCAGGTCGCGTTCGGGCTGAAGCTGTACGCGGCCCAGATATGAAAGGACGCGTGCCCGTGGAACGGCTCCGGCGCCGGGATCTCCGGGAACTGCGCATGAGGGCCTGGCCGCCATTCGCCGGCGTGCACCATGTCCCGCTGGTGCGCGTGGTCGATGGCCGAGCCGCACGCGACGCAGACGTACACCGCGAGCGCGGGACGCCCCTTCGGCCAGGAGAACTGCTTGAACTGCAGGACCTGCATGTGCCCGCAGTCCGGGCACGGCACGTAGTAGCGCCGCTGATCGCCCTCGAGGAAGAGCTGTTCGATGCGGCTGACGCCGGCGTCGGTGGGCGTGCTCCCCCAGACCAGTTTCCGATTCCAGAAGTATTCCGAACGCTTCGTCGCGAGCTTGATCGGGTCGCCTTCGTGGCCCGCGCTCGGCGGATAGCCGTCGACTTCGTCGCCCAGGATGATGCGTCGCGAGACGCGGCGGAAGTTGCCCGGACTCCGCGCGCCGGCGAGCTGCAGCAAGCCGCCGCGAAAGCGCTTGTGCAGCATCGAGTTCTTCAGCGTGAACGCGGCGAACTTCTCCCCGACCACGGAGCAGTCGCGGATCATCGGCTCGATCTCTTCCTTCGCGAACCCCTTCGCGTCGTCCTCGTCGGGCTGAATCACGAGGATCGCGCACGGGTCGTGGTCGACGTGGTAGCCGATCGCCGCGTTAATCATCTTCGTGTAGCCGATGCGCGCCGACTTGAGGAAGGTGATCTGCTCGACGCGCGGATCCGTGAACGCGTCCATCGGCTCGCGCTGATACGGCAGCGTGCGCCAGCGACCCGGCTCCGCGGCCGACTCCGCCGACAGATAGAACTTCTCGTCGGCCCAGGCGGACAGTGTCAGCCGCGGCGGCGGCCGCAGCGCGGTGCGCGCCTCAGCGACGACGGAACTCGCGGTCCTCATGACTCGGGATCCTCGGTGGCCAGCCCCTCGAGCGCCTCGCGGACGATCGCGTCGAGCGCGGCCAGGTCCGCGAGCATCAGGTGCGGGAGCTGCTGCTTCGCCTTACTCGGAACGCCGAGCAGCTTCGTGCGCACGGTCGAGAACGCGTCCGCCATCGCGGCCGCCATCTCGACCGCGTTCACGAGCTCGCCGGCGCGCTGCTTGTAATTCAGTTCCGCGAGCTCGGCGCGCCAGTGCTTCTCGCGCGCGGATGCGGTCGCCAGGTTCGTCGCGTCGGTGCCTTCGACCGGAGCGTCGGGGCTATAAATGGTTAATATCGGGTCGGTCGTGGCCGGCGCCTGAGCGGCCGCGCGCGCCTTCACCGCGTCCGGTGCCTTCGAGAGGTCCGTGGTTGCCGCCCACTCCCGGTCCGCGAGCGCCACGTCGGCAATCTTCGTGACGCCGTCGACCGTGGTCAGCGAGGCGGACAGCCGGCCGCGCGCGATCGCGCGGAGGACCGCCTGGTGCGACGCGCCGCGATGGCGCGCATACGCGCGGACGGACAGCGGCGTGTTCACGACGGCCTCTTACCAGCGGCGGCGCCGGGCGCAGGCTCGCGGTCAGATTCGCCAGCGTATCTGTCCGGCGCGCTGACAGTTGCCCCAGGGAATCTGTCCGCCTGGTGGTCCGCCTGGTCCGGGTGGTAACACTTAACCGGACCAACACCTAGCGGGTCTTTGGGCCGCGTCCACCCGTTTACGGGCAGAGCCGAAGGGGAAACTGAGGCACCCGGGGGGGTGGGCGGCCGCGCGATCGTCAGCGCGTGCGTCGACTTCATCACGCGACCGCCTT